AAAAGACGATTGTCCCACTGCGCGACCTCTACAACCCCGACACCTGTCCGGTGCATCTGCTGCCGCATCTGGCGTGGGCGTGGTCGGTCGATCGCTGGGACTACCGATGGTCTGAGGCGACCAAGCGCGCGGCCATCAAGGCGTCGTACTACATCCATAAGCACAAGGGCACGATCGGCGCGATACGTCGAGTGGTCGAGCCGCTGGGCTATCTGATCGAGATTGTCGAGTGGTTCAAGGCCGTGCCCGAGGGCGTGCCGGGTACCTTCGCGCTGAAGGTTGGTGTGCTCGACACCGGTATCACCGAGGAAATTTATCAGGAGCTTGAGCGCCTGATCGACGACGCCAAGCCCGTCAGTCGCCAGTTGACCGGACTGGCCATTAGCCTAGAAACAAAAGGCGATCTGAATATCGCTGTGTCCCTCTACGAAGGCGACGAAATCGACGTTTACCCACCCGTCATGCGTGACATCGAGGTCACTGGCAGCTTTGGCGTGGTCGGTCGCGAACACACCATAGACACCCTGGACGTTTATTATGATTGATGCGAACTCGCAGTTTTTCGCGATCCTCACGAACGTGGGGATGGCCAAGCAGGCGAACGCCGACGCGCTCGGCCTTGCCTGGAAGATCACTGAAATGGGCGTGGGGGATGCTAACCCGACCGGGATGGAAAACCCGCCTAACCCAGTCCCCTCGGCCACCCAGACCAAGCTAATCAACGAGTGGCGGCGTCGGCCGCTGAACCAGCTCAGAATTGACCCGGTCAACTCGGCCGTGATCATTGCCGAGCAGATCATTCCCGCCGATGAAGGCGGGCGCTGGATTCGCGAGTTGGGTTTGTACGATTCGGACGGTGATCTGGTGGCGGTGGCCAACTGCGCGCCGAGCTTCAAGCCACTACTGTCGCAAGGCTCGGGCCGCACGCAGGTTGTGCGAATGAACATGGTCGTTACGAGTAACGCAAGCATCACGCTGAAGATCGATCCGTCCGTGGTGCTGGCCACACGGGAATTCGTCGAGACGCGGATTCTGGAAGAGCTGGACAAGCTCGACCGCAAGCAGTCAGTGCGCGCGGCCACGACGGCCAACATCGCGCTGACCGGTTTGCAGGTGGTGGATGGCGTTTCGCTGAATGCCGGCGACCGGGTTCTGGTGAAGAATCAAACGGCTGCTAAGGATAACGGCCCCTACGTCGTTGCCGTCGGTGCCTGGACCCGGGCCAAGGATGCTGATAATAGCGCGAAGGTCACCCCGAATCTGACGGTGGCGGTCGAGGTTGGCGCGACTCAGGCGGACACCATTTGGCAATTGGTGACGGATGGCACGATTGTGGTGGGCACGACCCCGCTGACGTTTCAGGACATCACCGCCGGCCTTGCCCGGTTGCTCTCGCCCAGTTTCGCCGGCAACCCGACCGCACCGACCCCGGTGCAATTCGACGCCAGTAAGTCGATTCCAACGACGGAGTTTTTGAAGCAGCGCGGAGTCGAGTTTTCCGGGTTCACTACGAACAGCGCAAGCTTGGTGCTTACCGCCACGCACGTCGGTGGGCTTCACAGTTTTTCCAGTGCGGCGCAGCTCACGGCGACGTTGCCGCCGACGCTCGGCGTGGCCCAGGGTGCGACTATCACGCTGGCTTGCGCCGGCGCCGGCGGGCTGAACGTCGCGGCGGCAGCAGGCGATGTGGTGTACACCTCGACCGGCATTGCTGGGCCGTTGCTGCTGGCGTTGGGTGACACGGCTGAATTCATCCGCCTGCAGGGTCAGTGGCGGCTTGTCGGTGGCTCGGTGTTGCTGCGCTTCGCGGGAACGATGAGCGGGCCGCACTTCGTTACCCAGCCGTTGTTCGATAACGGTAAGGCATTCGCAACCACTGAATTCGTGCAAAAGGCCTTGAACGGGTACGCCTCTTTTCAGGTTATTTCGGCTTCCCGTAACTTAGCGCTGACGGACATGGGTGCGCTTATCTGGTTTAACGCGGGTGGTCCGTACAGTCTGAATCTGCTGGCCCCGTCCGTAATGGGTGTTCCTACGACGGGCGTCAGTTTTACGGTGTTCTGTACGTCGGTCGGTGGAACGGTGACCGCCTCGGGTGGCGGATCCATTCAGGATCAGTCTGGCGGGCTAATTACAACGTACACCATTAAGCCGGGGCAGTCGGCCAAGTTTGTGGCGACCGGGCCTTCTCAGTGGACTGTGCTTGAGTCCACGGCCAGCCTCGTGAAAAACACGGACTTCGCCGCTGTTCTAGCGACCACTGCCGCCAGCCAGCAGCTTCCGGGGCTGATGATCAAAGTGGGGAATATCTCGAACGGTTCTACTGCGGCAACGATTCCGCTGACATTTCCGGTGTCGTTCCCGAATGTCTGTGTCGCCCTGGTGCTTTCGCCATGGACAACCGGTGGCAGTGCGTACTCGCATAATGGCCGGGATAAATCAGGCGCCACCATTGCCCGGGGGGGTAACCCCGCCTTCTACTATGACTACATCGCTATTGGGTATTAAGAATGAGCAAGTATTACTGTCGTATTGATGATATGCGCGGCGGATTTTTTGACCCTGTTGTTCACGGAAAAATCGGCAGTCCCGGCTGTAAGGTTCCAGAAGGCGCAAAAGAAATCACCGATGAGCAGCATCAAGCGTTATTGCTTGCCGAAAGCAATGGGAAGTTGATTGTCCCCGACTCTGCCGGGTTTCCGATGGCGATTGATCCGCCGCCGCCAAGTGCTGATGAGCTGGCTGCGGCTGAGCGTGGTTGGCGGGATCTGCGATTGGCTGAGACGGATAGCGTGGTAGCACGTCACCGCGACGAGCTGGAAGGCAGCGGGTCGACCACGTTGACGGCAGAGCAATACATTCAGTTGCAAGACTACCGGCGCCTCTTGCGCGACTGGCCGCAAGGCGGGGAATTCCCGCTCGCCGAACACCGGCCGCCGGCGCCGACCTGGCTGTCAGCACAACCCACCTAAACGCCCCTCACTGACGGGGCGTTTTTCATTCCGTTACGCGTAACACCAACACCCTCACAGCCTCGCTTATGCGGGGCTTTTTCGTTTCTGGAGACTGACCCTTATGAGTTTTTTCCATGGCGTCACGACCACCTCGGTCGACACGGGCGCGCGCACCATCTCGCTGCCGTCGTCATCGATTATCGGTCTGTGTGACACCTTCACCCCGGGCGTTCTCGGCGGTGGTACGGCCAAGGCGGGCGAGCTGAAATTAATCACCACCGAGCGCGAAGCCATCGCTGCGTTCGGCCCCGACTCGGCGATCACCAAGGCCTGTCAGGCCATCTACGTTAAGGCCAAAGCGGTGATCGTCGCCATCGGCGTAGCCAAGCTGGAAGACCCCGCGTTGCAGACCTCGGCGATCATCGGCGGCGTTTTGGCCTCGGGTCAACGCACCGGTTTGCAGGCGCTGCTCGACGGTAAAAGTCTGTTCAATGCGCAACCGCGGCTGTTGATCGCGCCGGGTCACACCGCGACTCAGGCGGTGGCCACGGCGCTCGATAGCTTGGCGCAGAAACTGCGCGCCATTGGCATCATCGACGGCCCGGGCACGACCGACGAGGCCGCTATGGTCTACGCCGATAACTTCGGCAGTCGCAACCTGTTCATGGTGGACCCGGGAGTCAAGTATTGGGACACCATTACCAGCAAAACCGTGGATGCGCCCGGCTCAGCTTGGGCGGCGGGCCTGTTCGCGTGGACGGATGCTGAATATGGCTTCTGGGCTTCGCCATCGAACAAGGAATTGACCGGAATCACCGGTACCGGTCGCGCGGTCGAGTACCTGGACGGCGATGAAACCTGCCGGGCCAACCTGCTCAACAACGCCAATATCACCACGATCATTCGCGACGACGGTTATCGCCTGTGGGGTAACCGCACGCTGTCGAGCGATCCGAAGTGGGCATTCGTTACCCGCGTTCGCACGCTGTTCATCCTCATGGACGCGGTGCAGGCCGGGCACAAGTGGGCCGTCGACCGCTCGATCACCAAGACCTACGTGACCGATGTCACCAACGGTCTTGATGCGTTCATGCGCGACCTGAAAGCCCAGGGCGCAATCATCAATTTTGAAGTGTTCCCCGACACCGAACTGAACACGGCCAGCCAGATCGCCCAGGGCAAGGTGTATTGGCGCATCCGTTTCACCGACGTACCGCCGGCAGAAAACCCGAATTTCCTTTTCGAAGTCACCGATCAGTGGATGACCGAAGTGCTTGAAGCAGCCTAAGGGGGCGTAACCAATGATTCCTCAGACTTTGTACAACACCAACCTGTTCGTCGACGGCGTGAATTTCACCGGCGACGTGCCGAGCATGACGCTGCCCAAGCTGACCACCAAGACCGACGAATATCGCGGCGGCGGCATGGCCGGTCCCATCGAGATGGATCAGGGGCTTGAAAAAATGGAAGCGTCCTTTGTCACCAAGGGCGTGCGTCGCGAGTCGCTGAAGTACTTCGGTATTGCCGACGGTACGGCGTTTAACGCCACGTTCCGTGGCGCTTTCAGGGGGCACAAGGGGGCGGTGACCGCAGTAGTCGCCACCCTGCGCGGTCGACTCAAAGAGGTCGATCTCGGTGACTGGAAAGCGGGCGATGCTGCCGAGATCAAACACGCCGTTGCGGTCACCTACTACAAGCTCGAAATCGACGGGCGCCTGATGTACGAGATCGACATGGTCGCCGGCATTCAGGTGATCGACGGCACAGACCAACTCCTCGAAGTGCGCCAGGCGCTCGGCCTGTAAGGAATAGATCCAGATGACTCAAGTAATCGCTAAAAACCTTCCGGCTTGGCTTTCGCTCAGTGCAGTCGGTGCCGTCGTAACGCTGACCCGCCCAAGCCAAGCCAATAGCATCGACGTCGAGACGTTGAACCTGCGTAACCCGACCGTGCGTGAAGTGCGCGCGGCTGATCGTGCTGCCAACGGCGATGATGAACAGCGCGAACTGATGCTGTTCGCCGGTCTTGCCGAAGTCGGACTGAAGGATCTGGAAGGCCTCAAACTGACGGATTATCGCCGCGTGCAAACGGCGTATTCGCACCTGGTACCGAAAACCGATTATTCGGACTCGATGCCGGCATGGTTGTCGCTGACGACCGATCAGGTAGTGGTAACGCTGTCGTGCCCGAGCGAAATCAATGGCGTGACCGTCGACAAGCTGGCCTTGCGTTCGCCGACCGTGGGCGACGTGCGGGCGGCCAACCGTGAAGTGGGTGGCGATGATGAGCAGCGCGAGCTGGTGTTGTTTGCAGCGTTGTCCGGTGCGTCTGTCGCGGATCTGGAGGGGCTGAAGCTGGTGGATTTTAACCGCTTGCAGGCCGGCTATTTTCGCATGGACAACGACGACGGGCTTTAACCCCAGCGTTATCAAGTCGGCGGCGAAACG